AGTAAATTATTTAAATTTGTAAGAGACACACAAACAGGTATAAACTGTGGAGGTAATAGTATAGATCAAGTGGTTAGTCAAGCTCAAGTACCAGAATCTAAAAGCGATAGATTAGTACCAGACGGTAGTACTCTAATAGATGTTGTTAAGGATTTTAAATGGACGAAAACTAGAAGAAATAGTGTAGGTAGAGAAAATACCCCTGCATTAGAATTACAAGAATTTTATGTTACAATTCCAGCTTTTTTTAGTAATTTAAATGTCGCAAAACAAGTTGTATCAACTGCAGGTAAAGCACTCGGATCCTTAGCAGACAATGCAGTTGGAATCGCTGGTATGGGAGCTAGTGTTACATCTTTAATTAAAGAAGCGGTGAAAAAGGTAGATACAGAAGTTGAGAGTATTATATCAAAAGCTCGCAAAGCATATGGTGCAGAAGAATCTGCTACTAAATTTGATAGTCAAAAATATCTAACAGCATATGAACATTTATATGGTGTCAAAAGATCTAATTTTATATACAAACTACCATACTTAGAAGACGGATACAAAGAAGTTACTAATAACTGGGGTAGTGGTGAAGGAACATTAAACCAAACAACAACAGAAGTAGTAAACAAAATAAAAAATGCTTTTAGTATGGCTGCTCCTGGGGTAGGTATAGACTTTGCAAAGTCTTTTCAATATAGCGATTCTGGACCTAGTCATAATTTGACATTTTATTTAGATAATACAAAAGATAGTGAATACGGAAAAAATATGTATGAAACAAATTTCAGACTTATATATTTACTATTATATCAAAATATGCCTAACAAGTTAAATCGTATAGCTCTAGTTCCTCCTGTTATTTATAGAGCAAAACTTCCAGGAATGTTTAGTTATAGATACAGCTACTTAAGTAAAATTGGAGTAAAAATGATAGGTACGAGAAAAATGAAAAACATACCTAAATTTATAACTACAGAAAATAATAGAGCTATTGATGTTGTTATACCAGAAGGATATGAAGTGACAATGACATTACAAAGCTTAATACCAGAAACTCAAAATTTATATTTTGATGCAATTAATAACCCCGTATTTTCAACAGAGGAATAATTATGATTACAGACTTAGAAAAATATCAGAACGAAATAGCAGAGTTACCTACTATAGAAGATGTTCGATATGAAAATATTTTTAAGGTAGCTAAAGATGATAAGTTCTTTTTTTATAACATAATTAAAAAAATATCTATACCGGATGAATTACAATCAGGTATATATTATGAATTACGTATTAATAGTAATAAGCCATGGACTACTCTATCACATGAGGTGTATGGTACACAGGAGCTATGGTGGTTGATTTGTTTAGTTAACAAAGTCTATAATCCGATTAATAATCCAGAGCTAGGGGCTGTTTATAAAATAATAAAGCCAGATTATGTTAATCCTATTTTAATAGAAATAAAGAAACTTACACGCAATGGCTGATGTTCTAGAACCAAAAATAAAACCAAGCACCGACCTTCCGCATATAACTATAAATGCATCTGGGACTGAATACAAGGTAAGTGTTTTTCTTTTTAACTCAAATGGTGAAATAAAATTTGTCGATTCAAATACTCTTAATGACGTAGTATTTCAAACAATACACACAACACCGTTTCTCTTAGGAACATTAACTTTAAATGATGAGTTAAATATGATTTCTTTAAATAAAGTAGATACTGGGTTTGATTCTTTAGCGTTCTCAGAATATAATACAACTAGTAACGGACAAGAGTTTATAAGAATAAAAATATCATCAAAAACTCCTACTAAAATAGCATGCCAATTTACTGATGAAATTCTATTAGATAAAATATTTGTTATTAAGAACAAACATAATAGTGTTATAAACAATAATAAACTTGTAAACTATAATTTTGTTGATGTAATATATACTAATCTTGCTAATAAGAAAAAAGAATGGAGCACAGATCTATTAAACGAAATTAAACAAAAAGGAGGTACACCCCGCCGCGGACAATCCCCTGTTAACTCCGGAAGAGCATTAAAGCATATTATACGACATTTTATTGATGATGATACAATAATAGATGAAGATAATTGGGATGACGGACAGGGATCAGTATACTTTACATTACCTGCAGGTGCACCAGCTTTTACTGCTATAGCAGAGATAATGAAAACATATGTATCAACAGACGAGAGTGGTGGTATATTAACGTATTATAATGGAGCATTTCAATTACAATCTATTAGAAAACTTATTAATAAAATATACAAAAATACTAACGCTCCACCTAATCCATGGAGGCACTTAGTCGGCGCTAGTCAAGTAATCTTGGGAGATAATTTTGGAGGTGGTATAAAAATACAAACAAACGATAATAGACAAACATATTCAAATAAAGAAGGAATAGATACACTAGGTAAAGGTTTTAAATATATACCAGTAGATAATAATAATATAACATTTATTGACACTCAGCCGGATGCAACAATGACCTCTTTAAATAAAAAAGAAGTCACACAGTTTAACTCAAAAACAAAACAGATTACCATACATAGTAACCAAGGTAATATTTCAGCAGTTACAAAGACAAGTAGTGTTGAAAGTTTACCAGGTGGAAAGGATCAACAATTAAACATTGACGAGAACACTGTATATAGTACTGAGAAAACAAGATTATTTAAAATGACTGATCATAATTCTGCAATGCATTATGGTACTATAAAATTACAAAAACAATTATTCGAGAGTCTAACTAAAGCTACTTTTGCAGTTCCTGGTAATATTGATATGTCGGCAAATAAATTTCTTTATATGACAGCTGATTTAAATGATAAAAATAAATTTGCCCATAAAATACCCGGGTTCTGGTATATAACAAAAAACATAACAACATTAAGCAAAGGTACATTTGCTTCAAGTATAGAATGTGTAAAATTAGATAAACCAAAATGAGCGCAATACCATCAAAAACAGGAGTACCAGATATTGTTAATAGTAAATTAACAAACACTGTAGACTTTCATATTGCATCAACAAACTTTAATTCTATTTTAAAATCGTATATTAATTTTCTAGCACTTAGTAAGTACTATGATAGTTTAAAATATGAATCTGATCCTATTACTGCTGAAGCTACATTTTGGGAACAATTAGCAAACGCAAATATTAACCTACAGACATTTGCTAAAAATCCGAAAGCAACAAAATACTTAACTCGATTAGAAATACAATTAAACGACAACGAGTTTTTAAAATTAAATGAAAGTGGAGATCCATTAATTTTTATAAGTGCTAAAGGTAACTTAATAGCACAAACAACTGAAGACAGAGACATACCGTTAACAAAAGATGATACTGATAAAGTTAGTGAACAAGTATCAAAAGTTGCAACATCTTTTGATTTATCAAGTGAAGATCAAAATGGAGAATTTATAGCATGGTGGTTAGATAAGTATCGTAAATGTCATAATAAAGTTAAAGAGGTATTAAAAGAGAAACTAAACATTGAAGATACAATCTTACAAGAAGTATCAGAAAGTATAGGCTTTGTATTCTATCAATACTTAACACCACAGGGTAGATATATGCACTATGCAGATGAAGATTCTGATCCAACTCCTTTCCCATTTAATAGTATTATAGATGACAAACTAGAACTAGATACACGAAAAAATATCTTAGGGTTAAGTAGAAGAACTGAGGCTATTTTTAAAAGAAATATGCAACAAGTAATTAATACTACTGATGTTGGAGATACTGCGCATAAAGAAAATTTAGTTACAGATCATTTTTATTATAAACGATTAAAAGAAAATCACGCTGAAGTAAATGAAGTTATTGGTGTTGTATTAGGTGGTTCATATAACCTATTAACATGGCTTACTACAAATAAAATAAGTAATAAACAAAAAATAGTACCAGGAGTTTTTGAGTTAGTAGTTGAGAACTCTAAAGAAGAAGTTGATTTACTTTTAAATAAAATCGAGACGCTTAAGAGACCGTTTAGTATGAATATACTTAAGTAATCTTATTTGATTCAGTAACTTCAGCATTAACATCAATTATAGACTTATCATTTATAAGCTTAGCCATAATTTCTTCTCTACTCATAGTTAACGCATGACTTTGATCAGATGTTTGAAGCTCTTTCCTAGATTCAATATCCATTTTCTTAGAAGTAATTGTAGTGTTTGTCTTCTTGTCCTGTATAACAATTTTGTTTAATGTTTCGATTGCTCCAGAAGAAGCTTTAATTAACTCTGCTAAAGATGATATATTCTCAGCCTCGGGCATATGATGTACCACTTCCTTCATGTTGTCAATTAGCTCTAAACTATCTTGAATTAATTTAGACGATTTGTTAATGACAAACTCCTCTACATCCTCCTTACTTAATTCAGGATGTTCTTCAGCTGCTCGTTCTAGCATTTTACTATCAGCTGGTATGTTTTTTAATTGCGATATTAAATCATCTGGATTAATGTCATCCATAAAAGTATTTACTTGAAAAATCTAAATTATATACTATATTTGATGTATATGAGTAACGACGAACAAGACAATCAACCTAAAATGTATTTTGTAAAGACACACCCGGATGCCCAACTACCAGCACGCGCACATGCAAGTGACTCAGGATATGATGTATGTAGTGTTGAAGAAGTTATTGTTCCTGGCAGAGGAACAGTTGTTGTTCCTGTTGGTCTAACACTCGGTTACCTTACAAAGGGATGGTGGTTTCGTGTTGAGCCTCGCAGTGGTCTAGGATTTAAGCATAACCTACAACCTCATCTAGGTATTATCGATAATGGGTATAGAGGAGATTTAGGAATAAAGCTATACAATTTTAGTGATACTAATGTGACATTAATTAGGGGTACTAAGATTGCCCAACTAGTATTATATCCTCACGTTGTAGCTGAAGTAGGTTATATAGAAGAAGCCATGGATGCTGATCGAGGAGATGCGGGCTTTGGTTCTACAGATAAATGACAATTTCTGACATCTGGTGTGAGAAATATAGACCTAGTACTTTAGACGAAATAGTACTAGATAACTCAACGCGGAATTACTTTAATAAAGTAAAAGAGGAAAAGAATGTACCTAATGTATTATTTGTTGGTCGACCCGGGATTGGGAAGACTACTCTCGCCAAAGTACTCGTTAATGATTTATTGAAATGTCAATACCTTTATATTAACGCTTCTGATGAGAATGGAATAGATACCATTCGAACAAAAGTTTTAAACTTTGCACAAACAAAAAGCTTGTTCGGTGATATTAAAATTATTATTCTTGATGAGTGTGATGGGTTATCACTCGACGCACAAAAGGCTCTTAGAAACTCTATAGAAGAATATCACGATCTAACTCGATTTGTATTAACTGCTAATTATAAACATAAAATAATTCCTGCATTACAAAGTAGATGTCAAGTATTTGATATTAACTATGACAAAAACGAATACATGTCTAAGTTAATATCTATAGTAAAGGCTGAGAATGTAAAAATTAATAAAGAACAATTTACTACAATTGCTAATAACTGTTATCCAGATTTTCGAAAAGGTATTAATGCTTTACAAAAATACTTTTTATCTGACGGTAAGGATGAAAATGTATTTAATTCAAAAGAATTCTTCGACGGGTTAGATGACCTTCTTATAGATAAAAAATACACCTTAATACGAAAACATATAATTGAACATGAATCATTGTTTAATAATGATTACGATGAGTTGTTTAAACACTTGTTTGATTATCTGTACGAATCTTCAATAACTGAAGACAAAAAAAGAGACTGTCTAATTACAGTCTCGAGATATTTTTATCAGAATAGTCAGTGTATAGATCAGGAGATCAACTTCTATTCTTGTATCTTAGATTTACGCGTTTAAGTAATTTGCAGTGCTTAACTTATAATCCCCACCAGGGACTTTAGTCTGCTGACCAACATCAATAGTAGGTTCTTCAACATCCTCAGGCTTTAAAGTAGATTTATCTTCCTGATCATTTGATGGATCTTTTTGTGTTGCTCTAGCAGCGTCCTTACAAAGAGTAAGTTCAAGTAACTGAAGAGGTAATGATAAGCTTTGTTGATAAAAACCAGGAGCATATTCTACAACAATATCAGCAAACTGATTATTAAATCCTTCATCTTTACCAGGGATAGTCTTTGCAGGATTCTCATATATAGCTCTCTTTATTGTAGAAAGCATGAGAGGTTTACCCTGCTCAGCTAATGTTATAATCTCTTCTACATATGCTTTACGAGATTCGCTTAACTCTTTATACCAATCAGATGATTTAAGATTACTCGCGAACTTAACATAATCTCCAGCAATAGGCCCGGATTTTACAAACTGCCCGATCTGCTCCTCGAATAATGTATCAAACTTACTCATTTAAATTATTTATTCTTTTAAGCACTTTAAAATTAAATAATTATAGATGGCTCTTAAATTAGACATACTCAAGGACGCGAAAAACACTGATAGTTTTCGTACATATTCATATGCAGATCTACATTTAGACCTAGAACTTAATAGTTACATGTCAGATAAGACTGTAGGTACGAGTAAGAACGCTCAAGATCTAAAATTAAGCTATGATGAGAATGCGATTTACAACTCAATAAGAAATATTTTTAATACAAAGAAAGGACAGAAAATACTTGCACCTACGTTTGGGTTAGATTTAGAACAATACTTATTCGAAAACATTTCTAAAGAGAATGGAGAATTAATAGGTACTACTATTTTTGAAGAACTATCATTATACGAACCAAGAATTACGGTAGATAACGTAGATATTGTTGCACGTCCGGAACAAAATGAATATAAAATCAGTATATCTATAACAATACCGTCCTTAAATAATAAAAAAGGGACTGCTAGCGGCATATTAACACCAACAGGATTTAGATACTCATAAAATGGCAAACTTTACACAATTTAACTTACCGACCGACGCGTATGCAAGTTTTGATGCACAGAGCTTGAGAGATCTAATTATATCTAGAATTAATAACGACAGTACTATTAATTTTACAGATCAAAATTTCGAAGGTAGTAATATCTCCGCTCTTATAGATATAATTTCATACTCATATCATACATTATTATTCTACTTAAACCAAACTAGTTCAGAGAGTAATTTTAACGATGCAGAACTATATGAAAATGTAAACCGAATAGTTAAACTTATCGACTATAAACCAACTGGAAAACAATCAAGCGTATTACCGATAGAAATACAAGGTACATCTGATCTATCCGCTGGGTATTATACTATACCTAAATTTACATTTGCTAGTGCAGGTGGAAAAACATTTACATTTACCCAAGATCTTACATTTGAAAAAATAACATCTGAGACTGAAACAATAACAGCTACCGGTAATCAATTACTATATGAAGGTACTATTGAAGAATATCCTATTATTAGACCTATAGGTGAAAAGTTTGAAACGATACACTTAACACCAGGTGGTGATACTATAATTGATCATTTTAATACGTCTGTATACATAAAAGAAATCAACGAGCAAGATAAATGGTATGAATGGAAAAGAGTACCTAGTATATATTTAGCAAACGCAAACGAGAGGGTGTTCGAGCTCAGATATAACGAGAATAAAACATATGAAATTAAGTTTGGTAATAGTGTTAACGGTAAGAGACTAAATCAAGGAGATCAGGCGGCCATCTACTATCTCAAATCGACTGGTGTAAACGGAAAGGTCACTAAAAACACATTTGTAAATAGTACTGTTAATGTATATAATACAGCTCAATATGATGAAATTCTTGCAGATGTAAAAGACACATCATTAAACCATCTTACAATCGTTACAGCGATAAACGTTAA